CGCTCCAAAACGCGGAATTTACAAAATTCCGTTCGCAGGCGTCGACAAAACGCCTGCACCTGGAAGGTCCGTGAGGATCCTCCAGGGGTCGAGGAGGTAAGTAACCCCAACACGGGGTCGACTTACGCTTCGTTGTATACCGAATGGCCCTTTGCCTAAGAGCCACTGAGTATCCTCGAATGCCGCCAGCAAGAAACGCAATCATCAACCCGGAAGGGTTGTAATTCCTGCGCACCTGCTCCTTATAGGTCCAACAATGCCCACCAATGATCAGGAACTCCCACTTCTGGGGTACTGACGCATGGTAGGATATTAGACCATTACGCGTAGACTTGTATTTCTTGAGCCTAGCGTAGTCAACCGGAACGTGAATACCGGCTGAGTCGTCCTCATCTGGCGGAACAAAACGCCTTAGAGGATTGCGTACCCCGGTTAAGAGTAGCGCAACAGTACAAGGCAGAGAACAACCTGTCTTAGTACTCCAACGGTTAAGGTTGTTGATAGCGACAAAAAGGTCCTGCTCAGTGCGAAGAGATTTGATATAAACACCTCTCACATTGATGCCGTCGATGTAGTCGGCACCGCAGGATTCCCTAAACCGACCCTCAACAAAGGTCTTATCCGTATTAACAATAAAACCTAGGAGGTGTAAAGTCCTAAGAACCAAGCGCGTCGCTTCAGGAACAACGATGATATCATCACCGAAGACCCCGAAGTTACGCGACTCGGCAAGGCCACGCCCTTTAAGGGGAATGCCCAAGTATTGATAAACGGACTGTACGACCGAGCAGAAGATAGCCGTCATCAATGGGAATGTAAAACCATTTCCCATAGTCGAGACCATGTTCAACTCAACCCTCTCTCCGTTTGGGAGAGTAGTAGTAGGCGACCTTAAAGTCATCAACAAGGCAAAAAGAGACCTTGGAAGAATGACCTTCAAAACATCAATCGCCATACTATCTGACGCTGATTCCAGATCGATGGTAGAAAAGCTTCCATCGATGGAGCCAGCGCGGGCCAAAACCCGATTGACATAAGGCTGAGATCCACGCTCGTCACGACGCCACCAGGCGCCGCGCAAAGGTGTAGTCCCATTAATGTCAACCCCAAAGCGACCGCGCAAGCGGTCCTCTAGGATAGCACCCAGACCGAGCTGAAACCACATATTAATACTCGGCTCGGTACAGATGCCTCGGGCAATAGTCGTGGTTTTATTCACGAAGCTATACTTGCTTGAGTCTACTACGGTGATCCCGTGCAGTTGATTTCGGTGCCTTTCGGCATCGTCAGTCAGCGCGGTCATGGAAACACACCGCCCCCAAACAATGGGGAGATCTGAGGTGGCAGTTAGGGTGCTATCCATCATCTTAGTGTAAAAGTCGGTATCCCGAGCACCCAAAGAGGCGCCCGGGCCGGCACGACCACGAAGAAAAATCTCGCGGTAGTCACTAACAAGAGGAGCATATCGATCAGGCGACGATTCCTCGTCGCGAAACCAAAATGCATGAAGAGCGGTTTTAACGCCTTCAACAAGCATCTCATCCTGGCTAAACTCATACGGAATCTCATAGCCTTTACACCGTTCATTGACCGCACGAAATTTCTTAAGCGCGGCAGTGCAAGCGGGCGGAAGAGGTTTATCCGTTCCCATGAATTTCTTCATGAGACTGTCACGTAAGGCAAAACAAGCAGCCTCACGAGCAGTAGAGTCAGGTGCAAAGCTTGGCAGCTTCACATCTATGTAAGCGCTCAAATCGGAAAGCAGACTTGAGTAAAGAGCATCAGCGCTAACACGCATGGTGTCCACTCCTTCGCAACATGGTGAAGGTCGAATGACCTAAGGCATTGTCTCGACAGAACTAGTAACTAGCTCTGTTTCGTTACTTTATGCTTTTGAGCATAAGTGATACGAACTGCATCAATAGGCCGCCCATTACGGACGACGACGATACAGGAGACGCGAGCGCTAAGCCGCACAGGCCGCCTATTACTAGGTAGCTTGAGGGTTTCACGTCGCATGGCACTACAGTACGCCATTAATTGCCAAATCACCCATACCAGCAGATTGCTGCTGGAGTACGCCGATCATGGCACTGTACGCCGCCCGAATATTGGACGGATCGGCAGTGTCAGAGCCCGCAGGGATATCACCAGTCAGGGTAAGATTCATAACCTTGAACGGCTGTCCGGCCAAAGGCAAGACGCCTTTGCGGACGATAACCTTGAAGGTGTTGGTCGGAATGTTGCTCACGACGCCAGTCACAGGATTCGGTGTGCCGATAACTTTCGGCGAAGCCGGTCGAGTGAAATTAATCGTGAAAGGACACGCAATCGAGTGAGCTACGACGCCGGCCTGGGTACCACCCAGAGCGGTCACCGCAACTTGCTCGCCGGGGTTCCCCGGAGGTGCCACGTCTGCAGTAACGGTGTAAGTCGGGGAAGTAAATCCCGTCTGAGCACCGCCAGTGATCGGTGTCGTCACATTGATGGCCACGGATATAATCCTTCGAGTTGATAAAACTATGGAGGAACCTTATAAGCAGGTGCCAATTACGCGGAAAGTTAGCGTAGCGGGCGAGACCCTGCAATCTGTGCGACCAGAGCAGTGACATTACACCACTTTCTGGAGGACAAACCGGGTATACGGAAATTCCAACCCGGATAAGGAATGGTTGTTGCAGTGCGATGTTTCCACACTCTTTTGGAAATACCGGCTCCACCACCAGGCACGACATCGTACCCGTTAGGCGCGGCAGCTGCCGACACATACGCCGCTGAAGTTCTGGTCTCCAAAGAAACTTGGGTACCTTGGTTCAGCCACGCAAGGTCGACAAAAGCGAGCTTGGCGGAATCGAGCATTTCTCCAACATTGACAAAATAGTCAACGAGAAATGACCACGGGACTGCTTCCCAAACAGCGGGCACAATATCGGTAAAACCAACACCGAAATTCTGTGCTATTTGAGGCCAGCCCGTAGGGGTTGCCCTTAGAGCACCGTAGTACTTAACGCGGGACCGAGAAATACGATCCTCGTCGTACACGGCATAAGGGCATTTCGGAACACCCGTATGTGCGGACACATGGAGCATTCCTTCCGCGACCCCAGAACCAGAAATGGCCATGGAATCAAACGAACCCAACTCTTCACGGAGGTTATCAACCGCCGCTTGAGCATCATTAGCATCATCAACCAAAGGCTTGATACCAAACGCGTAAGCCAGCCATGCCCCGCCAAGAAGGCGGCCGTACCTGATGGGGTCACGCTTGTAAACTTTCTTTAGTTTACCAACGTTCCCAACAAAGGTCCAAGTATGGCTAAAAATTGACTTAAGCGGATGGGCAAGCATCTCGACAGTCTCAGCAAACTCGGCAATGAAGTTTCCTCCACGCCAAGTAGACTGCTGAGAAATAATACTGCCGAGTAACCTCTTTGAAGCTAGATAAGTAGCAAGAGGATCAACAACGGCTGCAGGGTAAGTTACCTCAGAGCCTGCATTAATATTTACACCGTTAGTGATAACAATATCCATGAGGCCAGGTTTCGTTCCCCTATGGGAATAATCGAGACCTGCACACCCATGGACCTGTTTGTACCCATCAAGCACACTGGTTGCGTTATTCCCTTGGCTAATTGCAACTTTCCAGCCATTGGGAGACGGTCCAAGTGTTACTTGATCAGCCCATTTAACGGAGTTGGCAGACGTAGTAACTACGTATGTCTTCCCACCGTCGTTAGAGAAGTGCTGTATACAGGATCGAAATTTCTCCCGCTTCTGAACTTTAAGAAGGGGGTACTTTTGCTTTCCCATAAGGGTCCTCCTGATGTTGATGGAGTTACCCACCAATGAAAGTCCTAACGGACTTAAAGAGCCCCGAGAAGGGACCCCGCCAAAGTCTCTAAATGTTACTCGATCCCCAGAACATATATAGTGCGCTTGGACTATAATATGCCGACTGGGCACCACACACGGATTTTTGTGTGATGGGAAGCCGATTAAGGCAAAGAATCGAATAACAGATAGAGGATGGCGGGGCCCCTTCCG